ACTTGAAGGTGATGAAGTCACACAAGATCAAAAAGAAAAAATATTAGCTGATGAAAAAAAACTTGCTGATTTTAGATTTAAATTAGAAAAAGAAGACGAAACACTTAATCCTTTAAAAGCAGAAGAGGGTGAAAGAGGACCTAATTCACAATTTTATGAAGAACTAAAAGCACCATTTGTTGCTGTAGGTGATGCATTTATGTCATTAAAAGATATAGGTATGGACGTTGTTGGAGTATTTAAATTTCTTACAACAGGTGGATTTATGAAAGGTCTTAAATCTATGAAAAAAGGAATAATGGCTCTAGGTAAATTCTTCATGTCAACTAAAGTATTAATAGGTCTTGCGATTGCTGGTGTGATTGCTGGTATAGTTTATTTTAAAGATGAAATTATGGCTATAGGTAAGTTTATAATGGGAATACCTGGTATGATTATGGACGGCTTGACAAAAGTATTTACTATGTACACAGATTTTTACAAGACAATGATAAATGCTGTTATCAAACTTATTAACAAGATACCAGGTGTCAATATAGGTTTGCTTGAAACTTCTTCTATGAAAAAAGAAAGAGAAGAAGGAGAGAAACAAGAAAGAATTAAAAAAGGTGCAGAAGAATATTCTGATGCTGGTGAAGTAAATACACAAAGTGGATTTGTAGATAAAGGTGGATTCTTAGAACCAATAAGACAAGATACTGGATTTAACGATAACGCAGGTATGGGTAATGAACAATCTAATGTTGTTTATGACAAGCGTGCCAAGTCAGCAATACTGATGAATAGAAAAGTTGTTGGAGATCAATTAAGAGGAACAGGCGAAATTGGAACAGGTGATGCGTCAACTGCTAAAACTTTATTCCAAGAACAGAAACAAGCTAAGATGTATGATACTGGTGAAGTTCCACCTGTTATATTAAACAATCAAAATAAATCTACGGTTTCTACTAGTGGAACTAGTGTGACAGGATTTGTACAGAATAAAAATGTTGATGATACCTTTACTAATTTAAATTATGTAATGCCTTAATATGAACCTAAATCTTTTTCAGTAATCAATTTAAATTCTGCGTCATTATCTTCACAATAAGATATTGCTGCTTCCCATTTCGCTCTATTCTTAATATATTCAAAACTATCACGCATAAATGATTTTGTTTTCTTTTTAGGTGTTTTTGGTGGTTTACATTGACGAGATGGTTTAATCTCAATGATGAGTTTCTTGCCTTTACTAGTCTTTACAATAAAATCAGGAAAGTATCTATGATATTTTTTGTCCAATGGACTATAATATCTTATTGCTAATTCTTCACTAGCCCAGTTAAGTATATCTGGATTGCGATCACAATATAGCATAAACTTCTTTTCTAGGTTAGACCTATACACTATATTGTTGTGATTACCCACATATTTTTTGGGGTTTATTGGTTGATAAATTCCTTTATATGATTTCTTCATGGTGTTATAAATATTACTAATATATAAGGATATTTAGTATGGCTTTTACAAGTAAAATTTCAAGTGTTTTAAAAGGGGCAATTAAGAACCAGGTTGCCAATTCAATAGGTAGTTTGGCTAACAATCTTATAAGTGGACAAAATCAAACAAATAAGATTGCGGCTAAGTTATTAAATAAATCACCTTTAGAAATAGACAATGTTAGTCCTATGGCTCACATGAAGGAGAATCCGTATCAATATGGTACGGTGTATTACCCTAATGAAACAGCAAATTTAGGGGAAGGACATTATGTAATATTTGATGTTATAATGCATAATGCGTCAAAATTTAAATCTACAAGTTTTAATAATGGTAGAATATCAACTAATAAAGATACACTTGTTGGAGAAGTAAATAGCTCATCAAAAACTAATAATAGTGTTGCGGCAATCAAGGCAGGAATTGGTGCATCAGAAAGAGTACAAGGTGTTAAATCAGGGTTAAATGAAAAGACACCAACACACACATATATTTCAGATAGTATTATCCTATACATGCCTGCAGCAGCTTTAAAGTTTAATTACGGAGCAACTTATGATACACCATCAACAGGTATTGCTGGTCTAATAGGACAAGGAATAGGTGACTTTAGAGATACAAAAGGATTTGTAGAGAAATTAAAATCAATGGGTAGTGTCGGTGGTGACGCTGTAAAACAAATTGGTAGAAAGGCACTATTTGGTGCTGCTAGTTTGATACCAGGATTTGAAGGTGCTGAAGCGGCATACGATAAAGCATTAGGACAAGCAGTTAATCCACAAAACGAAGTGGTGTTTCAATCAGTACCATTTAGAGAATTTGACTTTCCTTTTGAATTTGCTCCAAAGAATGCAAAAGAAAAAGATAATATTCATAAAATTATTAATATGTTTAAGTTTCATATGATGCCTGAATATCAAGGAACAACTAAAGGATACTTCAATGTACCATCAGAATTTCAAATAACTTATATGTATAGAGAAGAAAGAAATACATACATACCTAGAGTTAGTCGTTGTGTATTAAAAAATATGAATGTGGACTATGCGCCAGAAGGTGTGATTTCATCTTTTATACCAGATGAACAAGGTGCTGCGCCAACATTAGCAACAATGAGTTTGTCATTTACAGAAACAGAAATAATGACTAAAGAAAGAATAGCAGACGGATATTAAATATGTACTTTTCTAAATTTCCACAAGGGTTGTATGACATTAAAGGTGATGGTAATAAAAAACTTGTCACTGATATAATGAAACGAGTTAAAGTTAGAAGTAAAATTGCTGACGAGATTTCCTTATATGATGTATATGATGTACCAAGTGGAGAGAGACCAGAAGATACAGCATTTAAACACTTTGGTGATTCAGAATTACATTGGATTATTTTAATGACTAATAACATCACAGATGCTTATTATGGTTGGCCATTATCGGATTTAGAATTTGAAACATACATAATAGAAAAATATAGTAATCCAGATGCCATACATCACTATGAATTAACACAATCAAGTGGACCACAAAAAGGTAATGGTCCAGATGACTATTCACATAAGATAGAAGTTAATAGTACAGAAGTTGGTGCTCAATCAGTATCCAATAGAGAATACGAACAAAGATTACAAGATCAAAAAAGACAAATAAAATTACTACAACCACAATTTTTAGGAATAGTAATGCAAGAATTTGAAAAATTAATTAGCAAGTAGTGAAAAATGTACAATGATATTAACACCGAACAACTAAACAGAGCAGGACAATATTCTTTATCAGATGTCCAGTTAGTTTCTTATCAATCATCACAAGGTCAAAGCAATCCTAAAAGAATATCAGTTAGGTCGCTTGTGACAGAATTGAACATATATGAAAGTCTAACAAACAAAACTCTATCAGGCAATATCGTACTCACAGACGCACAAAATGTTGCCAATCACTTACCACTTACAGGATTTGAAGAAATAGAATTTAAACTATTCACACCAGGAACAAGTAGAGCATTTGACTTCACATCTGCCACTGGTCACCCAATGAAGATATACAAAATATCTAATCGTCAAGGACTAAATCCAAGAACTCAAATTTATGTACTAAACTTTGCTAGTAAAGAAATGATAACTAATGAACAAGTAAGAGTACGAACTGCCAATGAAAATACTATTGACAACACCGTATTATCAGTGGTAAGAAACAATCTAAAATCAGATAAAACTTTAATACTAGAAGAAACAAAAGGTATACGAAAGTTTGTTATGCCAAGAGTAAGACCATTTGAAGCATTAGATATACTTGGTAAGTCTGCAGAAAGTAAAAAATACAATACTCCAGGAATGTTGTTTTACGAAACAGCGATAGGATTTCAATTCAAATCTTATGAAAGTATGTTAGCAACTTCATCAGCCATTGCTAGACCTGTGGTTGCATTATATCGTAGTATTCCAGCGAATATACGAGATGAACAAGGAAATAGGAATGTAATAAAAGAAATGCAGACTGTAAAGAACTATCAATTAAATAGTCAATATGATACACTCAAAAATTTACGGAACGGAGTGTACAGTAGTCGTGTGGTATCCCATGATGCATATAACAAGACATTTAAAGAAACAGACTTTGACTATGCGACAGAGTATGAGAAAAGTTTTCACACAGAACATGATGGTGAAGGTGCCAAGACGGATAACAAGGGTATTCTGCCATTGTTTAATTACGATAAAGGAAAGACTTTTAGTGATTTTCCCGAAGGCACATTATATTTTATGAGTAATACGCAGAAAATACATAACACTTCAGAAACACCAGATTACTTTGATACCTTTCCTAAAAGACTATCACAAAAGCTTGCGTTTGAAACAATGAATGTATCGTTAGATGTACCAGGATTTACCGGTATCTCTTGTGGTGATTTAATTGCTTTTGAAATGCCAGCATACGAACCGGTGGGAACAGACAATCCATTTGATAACGACCCTTACCTATCTGGCAGATATTTAATTAAAGCGATAAGACATAGTATAGATACAGTTGATGACTACCACAGCATGAATATAGAGATAATCAAAGACGCTGTTAAAGACCCTTATCCACAAGAGAATTTAGATGTATTATCCGAAAGAGGAAATAAGGATAAACTCAATGTACTACAATATGAACTAGATGAAACAGTTTTAAAAGAAGCAGGAGATACGGTATAACTTTCAATCCCTCAGAGGCTCGCTCGCTAAGGGGTATGTAAGCGGTTGCTACAGGTGGCTATGAGAGAAACTATACTATATAATGTAAGTGAGAATAAACACAAATAATTAGAGGAAATAATGAATATTAAAGAAGAAATTAAGACAATCATAGATGACTACTCATTTGCGAAAGATGAGGCTCGTGTAAGAAACAATATAATCAGAACATACAAAGGGCCATCGGAAGCCGCAGAGAGCCATTGGAATTATGTACAACACCCTATTTTACTTAGAATTAAGGGCCTTCTTGCGAGTTTTAATTGTATTAACAAGGGTAAATAGAGATGAGCAGGAGATGAGCGCCAGTTTGCGTACGGTATATTTAAATGCTATTAAATGGCGTAAAGCGTGCTGTTTAAAACGAGAGGCACATCGGTAGAAATAAAATATGTTTAATCAGAATTTTTTAGGAATGGCAGGCTTTCTATGGTTCGTTGGTGTAGTGGAAGATCGTATGGATCCAACATACACAGGCAGACTGAGAGTAAGAGCACTTGGCCATCATACAAGTAATAAAATAGAATTGCCAACCGGCGATCTACCATGGGCGCAGGTTGTTCTTCCAATTACATCTAGTGGTATATCTGGTATGGGTCAAACGCCGTTGGGTCTAGTAGAAGGCTCTTGGGTGATGGGATACTTTAGAGATGGAGAGAGAAGACAAGAGCCAGTGATCCTTGGTTCTTTACCTGGAAGGCCATCGGAGTTAGGGAGAACGACTAAAGGTTTTTATGATCCAAACTTT